CACAGAACTTTACAGAGCCACTCTCTTCCGTCTGTAGTTGTAAGGTTTTTCTTTGTAACTTTCTTAATCAATAGATCAAGACATTTCGGTAGATAGATATGCCCTCGCCCTTCTTCATAATACTTCTCAAGCTCATCTATGCGCCTCTGGTCTTGTATAGTCCGAGGACGGAATTGATGAAAGGTATGGAAGCCAGCCATACTAAGTCCCATTGTTGGGATTCGTGGCAATGTCTTTGAAATCATAGCATTATAATACCATACTAACCCCAATCCCCAATACCCCACCGCAATTTGTCTACAGTATTCTCTGCATCATTAGACCACTTGTAAGCTCCGCTAGTTATGGTATCAACTGTAGTAGCAAAGTTCACTGTCAATGCCTCCGCCCAATCCGTAGGAGTTTTTACAGAGTGAGAATCACCCACCGTAATAGTTTCTATATGATCTACTGCATTTTCAATAATGTCTGGCGTAGGTGTATCTTCTATACGCTTAGCTTCGAAACTAGCTCTTAGAAAATCAATCCAGTCTTTTGATTCTGCATTTGTACACTCAATCCCATATACCCATTTCTTCGTACCTGATGTTACTGGCAGATATGTACCTGTTCCAACCCTCTGTACAAAGAAGTCGTCAGAGACACCATAGGAAGCCATTGTCAAAGTAATAATATCGCCAGGGTTGATTCCTGCTACATAGGTTCGGAAGCTGATTGTCACTCTAGGGTCTTTTCTCTTTGCTATTTCTGCTATTGCTCGATCTGCTGCTATTGTTTGAGATTGGATAGCTGTATCTACAATCTGAATATCACGCTGTCCATATAGTAATTGGGAAACGCTATCACCTCGTACTGCTATTGCAGGCACTTCTGGTTTGCCAGTTAGATATAGAAGGTCGCCATCGGAAGGTGCAGAGGTAAACGTGTAGTGCCTATCTTGGTAGTTATAGTATCCGTCATATCCCGATGTATCTGTGAACTCTATTCCTGAACTCAGTAATGCAGCCGAAGTAGTATTACTCCCCATTTGATATAGCGCAGAATGTGCTTGGTCAGATAGCGCATACTTGAAGAAAAATACTTCATCTATATCTCCATCAAATACATTAGAGCCGTTGTCACCTCCTATCTCTACCACTCCTGCATCTATATCAGGTGGAGTCTCAAGGATGGTCGTACTCTCTAAATCACCATCTACATACATACGAAGCGTTGCCCCATCCGTTAAGTCAGGGTCATATGATATTCCAAGTAGGTGATATCCGCCTGTTAGATCACCAGTAATAAGGTCTGTAGTTATACCATCTCCGAAGCTGTGTCGTAGGTAGTATGTACCAGCAACTACGATTAAGGATATTTTGCTGTGACCTGCTGCAAAATCGCCGAATCCAGCAATGATGCGTTCCGTAGTATCATGTGTGTCAGGGTTGAACCATGCTGTGATGGAATGAGCCGTATCGCCAGTGTCATGCGTTGCTCCAGCCTTTCTGGCCTCACTATCAGTACCATTGAAATCGACTGCATCCCCGAGTTGTCCGGTTTCTCCATAAGTAAGATTGGCAGCTACTAGCTCGTTTACTCCAAACGCATCTGCTAAGTTTCCTGCGCCTTCCTCCATTTTATACCATGATTGTATGTAACCGCAAAGTGCAACGGTATCTGTGAATATTTCAAAGCTATTGTATTGATAGGGGAGAGGGAAGATAGTATCAGTTCCGTTGGCTTCCATTGTATTAGTAGCCCAGTTTCCTAGATACAAACCACCTCGTACAAATACCCTATTTTTCACATCTGAGAGAAAGGTATCAACTTGTGCTTCTTTGAGAATAGTTCCATCATCCTCATCAAAGGTGGCAACCGAAGTTCCTGCTAGCTCTGTAAAATTAAGGAACATTTGCTCATCTATGTACCAACTTAGTCCGAGGGTTTCTACTAGGCGTGTGAAACAATCAGCAGGTGTCTCATAACTAAAGGTTATTCGATCAAAATTAGATGAGTATAGATCACTTAACAATCGTCTTGGAGCCTTTACCTCTAGGGCATCAATATACCATCGCCTTGCTTCCTTTTCGTTTAGGGTCTTTGCATAGATAGAGCAACGATGAACCTTTCCATCAAACTCTTGTACATCTTGTCCAATCTCCAATACACCAGTAGAGGTTCTGATTGGGTTCGTTGTCATTACGCCATTCTTTACAAGCGCACCGTCTACATAGATATTGCCCTCACCTGTTGTCTTTGAGAATGTGCAAACAATAGTATGCTTTGTTCCTATTGAAATAGGGGCTGTTGTTGTAACTAGATTATATGCTGTTGTTGTATCTGCTATCGTAAATACTACATTGCCAGAACCATCAACTTTCACCTTGTATGGTGCAAGCTCAGATGGGAGAGAAGGACTTACGGAAGGAGATACTGATGGGGATTCAGAACTTGAAGGAGATAGTGATGGACTTTCAGATATACTCTCAGATGGGGACTCTGAGCTTGAAGGGCTTAAGCTAGGAGATTCACTTACTGACTCACTACTTGACGGACTTAGTGAACTTGAAGGAGATAGTGAGCTTGATGGACTTATTGAGCTCGATGGAGAGATTGATGGGGACTCTGAGCTTGAAGGGCTTTCGCTTACTGACTCACTTGAAGAAGGAGAATCAGAAGGTGAGGCTGAGGGGCTGCCTGGTGTATAGGTAATTTCTACCCATTGGTCATTAGCAGTTCCAGTAAACTCGGTAGAATTGATGGACATGTATGGCTCCTGTCCGCCTGATGGAGCGGTATCAGACATATCCTTTCCAGTCATTGCACCTATCTTGATTGTTGCTCCAAACTGTCCAGCAACATGAGAAATACCAGTAGCATTGAGTACAATCTTCTCACGGGTAGATGAATTCGCAGTTATATTACTATACAGAGTTGATCCAAGACTTGTGAATGTAACATTATCAAAATCAGCACTTACAAGGTCATTGTCACTTGCAGGAGTTGTAGCCATAATGTGACACGTTTCATCAAATGGCTGATTCTTTGCCTGACAAGTGAAGCTGAAAGTTACAGCAGTTACCGTTCCTGTATAAGCAGAAGAATCATAGGTGAAAAATGCTCTCTCACATTGCCACTTGACAGGTGCAGGCTTGTTGAAAATTCTACAATATGTGAATGTCGTATCTGGTGTGCAGGAGGTTGAATCCCTTACAGCGTCCCATGAGGTAGAACTTCCCACGCGACCGTACCCATCGAAGGAATCCGACTCAGGTGAAGCATCCGAATATAGATCAATAGATACCATTAGCGTTTGGTTTTGTTAAGAATATCCTTATCCTGTTCAGGGATGGGCTTTCGTGTGGTGTCCTTAGCGAGTTCTTCATCAAGAAAATCCCTTAATTCATCTTTCGTTGTAATAACTCCAAAGTCCTCTGCTGTATACACTATACAATCTCTTTTCAATCTATCTTTCCTCATCTTCTTATCATTCTTGCTGTCCATCTCTTTAGGCTTGAGCCTCTTACTTCTTCTGTATCTTGTAACTGGTTTAGGTTTTCCGTTAATATCTAACTCATTTACTGTAGTTACCTCGCCCTCGAAAAGACGAATAGCACATTCTGAGATATGAACATCATCATCTCTCTTTACATACCAGAATTTATAATCAGTAAGTTTCACAGGTTAAGAAGGGGAAATGGAAGGACTTTCTGAGACACTCTCGGATGGGCTTTCGCTACTGCTAGGACTGATTGATGATGAAGGAGATAGTGAAGGAGACTCAGATACCGATTCTGATACCGATTCACTTGGACTATTAGAAGGACTCTCTGTACTAGAGGGCGAAGTGCCAGTTCCTTGTGTCTTGCAAATAATAGTTCTATTCAATACGTCCATAGTTACTTCGACTCCAATAGATAGTTCAGTTGTTACATCAAGAGAATTATCATCAGGAACAGTAACATATGTACCATTACTTCCATCCATTTCCAAATAGTAATTACCCCACGAAGCTCCTGCACCAACTACTGTTCCATCATTATCATGCTGTGAGTTATCAGCTACAGCAGTACCCGTACCCTCCTCAAACTGAAACATAAGTCGTAGCTGCTTATCGAGTACACGTTCTTCAAGAATATTCTGCACTATCTCTTCAACTGTTTTGTTCTCATAGCTTTCCCTAACCAGACGTAGATTAAGGGCATCATACCAGTCCACTACTTCTACCTTCTGTCGTTTTTCTGGCAGAGGTGAATCTATTGAGTCGCTCATTACTAAGCCAGAGAAGTACATTTCTGAACCTTCCCATAGCTCCACTAAGTCTCCCTGCTCAAGAAATGTGGTTAGGTTTCGTAGTCTGAACTTTAGAATAGATGGCTTGTATCCTGTCTCTCGCTGAAAACTTACTGAGTTATATTCGACATCATCAGTCTTATCTGTGCCATTGACGTAAATTTTAGTAGCCATTATCTAGCAGGGATAAATGCTCCCAACTTTCTCATAACCACCTCACCAACCATAGCAGCAAGCTCCTCTTTGCCTGCACCAATCAGTGAACCATCTACATTAACAGTTACATTAACTGCTCGATCTTCTCCCATCATCTTCTTTGATTGTTCTGCGGTATTGACAAAGCTACCGCGAGGAAGGTTCACAAGTTCTGGCCCCTTTTCTCCTACGAGTGTCATATCCTCTGTTACTAGACCCCCTCTTGCTCTTTTCATGGCAGCTATGTCTTCTGCTGAATAGACGGGTCGCCCTAACTGACTCTCTACCGTATAAACCATCAGCTTTGCATCTTTCCCGTGAATTGTCTTGTCCAAAGTGTCTACTAAGCCTGTAACTGTATTGACCAAACCTACCATCATTCTATCAATCCATTCAAATACAGCTCCCCATGCTTCTTGAATAGATGCAAGTATATTTATGGTTACGTCATACACAGCATCCATCATGTCATTATACAATATTTCGAACCATTCCATGTTACCTGAGAATATCGTTTTTATATTCTCCCAAAGAATAGCAAAGAACTTCTTAAACCCCATCCACTTACCACTTATGGCTACAAGGAAACCGATTATAACAGCCAGAATAGCAGCAATTATTATTGGTATTGAAGACCCTATCAGCGTAAAGGCTATTCCTATAGCAGCTACAAGAGCTGACACAGAAGTAATAGCAATTATCATTATGGCAAATGCGGCAACCGCAACCAATATACCTTTCGTTAGGGCAGGATGCGCTCTCGCAAATTCTGCTAGCTTCGTAACCATTTGTCTTATTGCTTGAATAACAGGAAGTAATACGGGGAGAAGGAGAGAACCCAACTCAATACCTAAGTTTTTTATTGACGTTTGCATAACCTTCCATTGTTGCCCCGTGCCTTCTGCCATTGTATTATAAGCTGCGTTAGTTGCGCCTGCTGAGTTCGCCATTGTATCCATCTGTGCTGATATAGCTGCACCTCCTTCTGCGCCCAATATCAATGCTGTTTGTACTGCCTCAGAAGACCCTAGCAGTTTTTGCATAGCTCCTACATCACCATCTGTAGCTTCAAGTACCTCAATAAGCGCAGCAGTAAGTCCCTCAGACGCAATTGCTGCTTGCATATTCTCAAAGCCCATGCCCTTAGCCAATACTGTAAGCTCTGCTGTTGGCTTTAGAAGCCCTTGCATAGCTGCTCTCATCTGAGTAGTGGCTACACTTGTTGGAGTACCTTGTGCGGTCATTACAGCGATTGAGCTTGCTACCTCTTCAAAGCTCACCCCTACTGCTGCTGCCATTGGGACAACATTAAATAGTGAGGAAGATAGTTGTCCAAAGTTCGTTTTACCTGCCTTGACTGCTTCAAACATAACATCTGAAACATTACCTGCCTCTGATGCTTCCTTTCCGTAGGCATTTATGACAGTAGAGATTCCATCAACTGCTGTTTCCAAATCTGTGACACCTCCTATTGCTGCTTCTGCTGCAACTTGCATAAATTCCATTGCATTATCTGGTGGAACCCCTGCTGAAACTGCTTGATAGAGTGCGTTTGATGCTTCTACAGCATCTACTCCCATCGCGGAACTCAGATTGAGAACCTCACCCTTAAATGCCTCCAGCTCACTTTTCATCTGTGGAGTAAGAGTGGCAACTTCTCGCATCGCTGTGTCGAAGTCCATCGCACCCTTGACGGCTACGCCCATTCCTACCAGTACAGCAGTTGCGCCTGCGGCAGCACCAGCCATACTCTTGAGCCCCTTAGTGGCCTCATCTTTCACTTTGATTACATATTCAATTGTCTGCGAGCTTAATGCCATAGAAGATTAGTGAGAATTGTGTTTATTATACCTCCTCTTGTCTTTCTCTGCTTCTTTAGCTTCCTCCCTTCTAAGTGCTTCCCGAATAGACCAATCAAGAATGACATTATTGTTGTCAGCTTCCGCTAGTTCTTCTCTCGTACAGTGGTAAACCTCTTTCCTCAATAGATAGCCCATTACTTCGAACCTTGCTCCTTTGTCTCCTCCGTATCCTGCGATAACTTCTTCGACTTGTCCGATGATTCCACTCCTAAAGGGACGTTTTCTATTTCAGCGATAGTTTCCATAATCTTTTGATAGTCACTCTGTTCTAAGTCGTTGATTGTTTCTTCATCTGGCTTCTTTCCATCTACCTCTTTCACCATTCCAAGTATCTTACTCATATTCGCTGCTTCTATATTGCCAAGCCCAACACCATCAATATCCATCTTGCTTGCTAGTAACTCACCTTGGAGTCTACGAAATTCAACGTCATATTCTTTTTCTGGCATCGCATCTAGTTTCTTCATTACCTTTTCTCCAAACTTTTCTACTAGATCACCCTTGTCAGGGTTGAAGTCTCCCATATTCATCTTCATCCCCTTAAACATAGTTTGCTGATGTGCAGCAGCAACACCATGAGGAATAAAATCCTTTAATACAGCTTTCTTTTTACAATAAGGTAGAGTGATTTCCATAAACAGACACTACCATAGTGTATTAAAACAAGTCAATACTATTCTCAGCTATGCACTAGGAGAGGTGCTTGGTGACTCTGATGGTGACTCGGAAGCAGAACTGTCTACAGACTGGTAGTTACTACCCTGCTCTGTATTCTGAATCACGACACCTACCATTGCAGGAGAAGATTCATCTGCATCAAATTGTGCAGTAAATCCTATTGTTTCAATGACTGCCTCTCTGTTACTGTCACTAACATCATAACTTTCAAAGCTCACCTGAGCGAGATTGATCTGAATGTAAGGGTATTCAGTAGCACCAATGAGTGTTGAGCCTGTACATTTAATCTGCATTGCCATAGTCGTTCCATCTGTTACATAGTCACGATAGGTATTTCCATCATGTAGAAGTTTAAGCTCACCTGTAATTTGCATTGACTGGACTAGATTCTTTGTCAAAGTACTAGTTCCAAATGCCTGATGGCTTAATACATTAGGGTTAAACTCAAGATTGAATTCATGGAAGGCGACTGCATTTGCAGCACCAAGACCAGAAATAGCGGATGCGAGCTTAATCACTACACCTGAACCCATTATTTTTTGGAATGTAGAGTATGAAGGTGTCTCTGTAGCGGTTGTTAGTTGTCGTCCTCTCAATGCCACCTCTGCCATCAGTACACCCTTAGCTTCGCAAGAAAGAGATACAGATGTAGGTAAGCAATATGCTGCTATTTCATCTACTGAACCATCATCAAAGTCTACTGTCAGTGTGTCATGTACTGGTGAATTGATGAATGTATACGTGTGAGCGTAAGCATCTGTCTCTGTGAGTGCGCTTGAAGGCTCTCCAATAAGGCTAGCAAAGATCAATCCAAGCCAATCCATTCTCGCAGGAGCAGTAAATTCAATCGTTGTGTTCTCTGTTACAACATCAGAAGCAACTGGAGATTCCATACGACCAAAGTTTGATTCATCTTCAACATATTCTGTTTCAGGTATCACCTTACCACTAGCTATTGGAACCCAATGCGTCATGGTATCGGCTGTACCTTTAGTTGATTCTATTGCGAGTCCGATGTTACGGAGTGCGCCTACAGTGTTAGTCATTATTTGGAAGGGGGATTAGACTGATGTAATTTTACCACTTTTTTAACTTGCTTGCTCTTTTTTAGTGGATGGGAAGATTTCTTGGCTTTAGCTGGTGCATGTTTCTTGGCGAACTTAGCTTGTGCCTCTTGAAGCGTTTTCGCTTCTATGTTCTCGCCCGTCTGTGGAAAAAAGAATTTAGCCATCAATGAAAGTGGTTACTTCAAGCAGAATTATAGCAGACACACCAGCTCCCTGCACATTCTCCTCTACGTTGATTGACCCACTATCAGCAAATGCAACTTCTGCGTTACCACTCATCGTCCATTCAGAATGTAATTTGTCTAGTGTTGCATCAATAGCATCTTCAAAGGCTGCCTCTGCTGTAGCTTTTGCCATAGCTGTCTGTTCTTGGATTATCTGAATTGCATAGATGTATTTTCTCTGCTGTGTAGGTGCATTATCAAGTAGCTCGTTTTCAATACCTGATAGGTAGACTCTACAAGCAGGGAAGCCTGTAAGCTCTACAGTATGACCCAAGACTACCTGTTTGAGTTCTGTTACATCTCCCAAGTCGGAGAGTAGTTGTGTACGAATGTCGGAAGCTGAGTTATTCATTAGAGGTTGCGGAGTTGATTGGATACATTCTTCATTGTTCTATTAATTACTTTATGTGCGCCCATCTCCAAAGCCCATTTCATATATGGTCTTGCTTTCATCTTACTCGTTCCTTCATGGACATAGAAGGGGTACTTGCTCCCTCTCCTTCCACCTCCTACTGATGGCCCAACTCCTACTGCTAATTTCTTGAGCCTTCTTGAGCGCATAGAGTTTTTCATTCTGCCTGTATCTGTTGGCATACCTCTTGCACTATAGCCAGAAGTTTTTACTGATACTGGTCGCATACTTTTTAAGTAATCCCTATAACGCGCACCTGCAATCTGTACTCCTCTTGCATAAGCGGCTATAGCCTTCTTGCCAAATCTTTTCAGGTCAGCTTCAAAGTTTGCGCCACTAACGGTAATGTCGATTTGCACTAAGTATCTTTGGAAAGAGATGCCCTTTTGTGTGGGATACCTCCGAATGTACCCTCAAAGACTTTCATTACATAGTAAGTTGTTTCTTCAATAACTAGCTTGTCTGCTACACGAATATCTGCCTCTGGTTCTGTATATAATTCAAAGGGGTCTGTATATTCTCCTCCTTCGAGTGCATGTGACCGAGCATCCATAGGGAGAAAGCCTGCGCTAATTGTCTCATCAGGTGAAGAAGGGTATTGCTGTGGCGCAGTAGTCGGTAGATGATAAACCGCTATCTCCTTCGTTACATCGCGTGGGAACTGCCTCATATAACAATGCGTGAATAGCGTTGAAGTGTCTGAGCTATAAATGGGTCTTCTCTTGAAGTATCGAATGTCCTGCTCCATGTACCAATCTTCTCGCTTTGTAGGTTAGATTTATCGTCATATCGCTCACTAGCAAGCCTTAGACATAGTTGCTCTAGGTCTGCTGGTACGAATGGATGCGTATCACCCTCTAGGAAGCCTGCTGCCATTGTGATGCGGTAGTTCCTAAAGCCTGGCTCGAACGTGCCTCCAAGGTGCCTTAACACTCCATTCTCGCGGTCTACAATGTAGTCGTCCCACTCAACAAGAGTATCTACATTCCATTCTTCACCTCCTGTTACTGAACTACCACGATTTGATAAACTTGCAAGGACAAATGTTACCTCATCATCATTTACTGCTACTGGCCAAGCAGGTAAATAGAACAATCCATATCCAGCTTCATCGCGGACAGTATCACCTCCTTTGTCTTTCGTATATCCATTGAAATAGATGTAATCCTCATCTGTCACACCAGTAGCCGGATGGGTAGTACTTCCACCATTGTATTCTCTACGCTTGAATTTGCGGTTAGTTTGTGACTCTATCCAATCACTTACAGCATCAATAATCTGCTCTATGAGCTGATCGTCCTCTCCTGTAGTCATTCCATTACGAGTTTTGAAATGTGCCAGTGTTGTGAGTGCGGTCTTTTTAACAGCCATGATAATATTGTACCAGAAAAAGGCTAGTGATATACACTAACCTGATTCTAGTCTTCACCCTTTTTTATTCTCCGTAATAGTCTTCGTACTCAATGCGTACTCTTCCGCTATAAGCATCTGTTGGGTCGCCATCGAATGTGACTTTAATGTATTCTTCACCATTCCATGTTGCTGTTCCTGTGGTGTAATTCTCTACACAACCAGACTCAGTACAACCATTATTCATGAGTGTTTCTCCACTAGCTGTTTTATCATCACAATCGTATACGAATCCAATATCAGGTGATACACCTGCTGGATTAGCAGAATTGGAGTATGAGAGCCATCGGACTGTTCCTGACCCCTGACTTGGAGTAAGGGTTGCAAGAGGGTTAGCAACACAAGCTGCGGTATATCTCTGCGTAGAACCAAGAGCTGTGTCTGAACCTGTCTCTGTAAGAGCTATATTAAGCTCATCACCTGCTACATAAGTATCTGTACGAAGAGAGCCATCATCGGATAGTCTATTGACAGCTACACCACCACCGACTACACCAGCAGCAATAAGACCTACTGCGCTGAGTATGACTCGTCCTGTCATTTTGACTGTTTGGTTTTTAAGAGTTGGGGATATTTGAAAATTGGGAAATAATTATGCTCATTATATCACAAGTTATTCTTTCTTACGGATAACCTTCTTAGGATTACCCTTAGTTGTGATACGTTTGGCTTTTAGTAAGCCAATATGAGTTGCGTTATGTTCTTTCGCCTGTTCTTCTGTTAGTTCGATTTCATCACCCGCTTCATGGCGTATGCCATCCTCTCGGAAGAAGTAACAAGTTGATACAATATATTTCATAGGGATTAGGAGTACATGCGGACAAAAATAGTTGCTGATTCTGCGGTGTCACATATGAACTTAATTGTTGGAATATTTCCATCCTCAATTAAAATTCTTCCATTACGAGTGGCACTATCTATAAGAAGTTGGTCGCCAGTTGCTACTGTAGGAGTTGTACCATCACATCGGAAGTATGCTGTATTCGTTCCTTTGTTTACAAGCTCTATCTTCTTACACTTATCACAATGCAGAGTTACAACATGAGCTGCGACTGCTAACACTCTGGTTTCAGTTACCTTGTACAGTACCTTTCCTTGAACTTTCTCCAATGGGTCTGTAGCAGGAGGACTCTCTGATGAGCTAGGAGATAGGCTAGGAGACTCACTTGGACTCTCACTTGAGCTTGGAGAGGCAGAAGGACTGTTTGATGGTGATTC